ATATCTACTATCAACAATAAAGTCAGAAGAATTAAGATCATCAGGATAAGAATATTTCCAGTTTCTAACTTTTAAAATACCATCATTAGTAAGAATAAATAATGGATTTGCAAATTCTGACTTAGTCGTAATAGATGGAATACTATATGCTTGAAAAGATTTATAGTATTTACTTACACCTTCAGGACTTCCGGCACTGAACATTTTTCTAGGAGCAAGGAACGTAGAGAATGTTGAATATTGTGTGCTATTAGCTATAACATAATATCCATCGTCTCCTGCTGCGTGTAAACTTTCAAATTCAGATACAACACCGGCATTGTTCTTTATGTATGTGCCTTTGAAAAGTCCATTTACATTATTAGAAGTAAGTTTTAGGAAGTCAGATAGGAAAGTAGTAGAACCAAGCTTGACACTCAACCCATCGCTTGTGGCAAATGCTTCAAATACAGATCCATTCCAAAATCCTGAAAGATATGCATTTTGTCTTGCTGATGAAGTTTGTTTTTGCCAAGTTGTATCGTATTTCCAAACACCATTAGAAGCACCAACAATAATTTCCAAACTAGGATTAAGAGCTATATAACTTGCATCAAAAGCACTGTCTAACGTATTTTCTAGTTCCCAATACCCAGTATATTTCCAGACGCCCTTATCAGTAATTATTCTTGTGCCTGATCCATCTTTTGTAAGTCCGACTATTCCCTTGATGGCTACAGGATCGCTTTCAAAATCATTTACAGTTGGGATTAACTGCGTTCTATTTTTATAAGATGAATTTAATGTATCAAAGCTAGCATTATTTAAAAAATTGTCAACTAAAAGTGTATTTTTTAGCCCTCTAGTATCAGTTTGAGAGACAGAAGGAGCAGTGAAGTTAAATATTGTTGAATTAGCTTCTTTAATTTTTCTTGCTAACTCCTGAATATTAGAATTATTTTCAGAAGCTAAATTATATTTTTGATTTGAAATTGATAGATAAAGATCGTCCTCTAATCCAGATACAATCTCATTCTTAATTCCATAAACTTCAGTGCCAACTCCAAAAGTAGTTGTACTTGTGAGCCTTGCAACAGACAAAGTTATTTCAGTTGGAAATGAAGAATTGTCTATAGATTTTACTATTACTATCTCATATTGATTTCCACTCTTGAGTTGCAATAAAGAATATTCACTAATGCTCTGATTTACATAGATTTTAGTATCTGTATTAGCATTAGGCTTAGTTAGTAATGCAATAGGATTCTTTGTCTTATATAATGGCACAAAAGTAGAAGAATGTGGCTTTGTTCCTGCATCTGTAATTTTGGGGAAATCATTTACCAAAGAAAATTTAACATTATCAATATCTTTTTTCAAGACAGATTGAGTGAAAGTTATCTTGCCTTCAGTTGCATTAGAGTAAAAAGGAATAGTGCTTGGTTCGTTATTGACATATGCAAATAATCTTGTGCTGTCAGATCCAGAGTCATACCAAGAACTAGTTGTAAATGTATTGAAACTCTTCTCATAATACAATTGATTACCAGGAATATAAGATGAACCAATTGATACCATTTGATAAGAATAATTAAGAGTAAAATTAGTTATCTGGTTGTAATCTTTATCAAAAACAGCAAATTCAGTGTCATTTTCAATAAATGTATCGTTGGCTCTTTTCCATCTATAATCTAATAAAATAGTGCTTGATACGTTTACATTTTCCCATAATAATTCTGTACTAACAAATATTCCGTTAGTTGTTCCAGCGTATAATTTTCCAAAGTTTGATCCATCATCATAACTATAAAGATCATTTACTGATTCTTGATATACAGGCTCCCAGAAAAGTTCTGTATATGCTGTTGATGTCCCCAATGATAATTCTTGAACTCTAGCTATACCATTAGAGTGTCCAACAAAGTAATCGTCTGGAAAAGTTGTGGAATTTCTCTGAACTACACAATTGATAACTGAACTTGCGCCAGCCCCAGAAGGAGTTGAGTTTTGATATACCTTAAGTCTCTGAACTTCCCAAATAACATCTGAAGTTCCAAAGTCAAAAGTGTCTTCTACATACAAGTACCAAGAACTATCACCATTGATTGTTCCGCTAGATACATAAACAGTTTTCCAATTGATAAATTCAGCATTGACATCTAATTCTGTTGATCTTGTCCAACTTCCAGAGGATACAACATAAATTCCATTCTCTGACTTTGTTGTTTGGTTCTTGACTAAAACAATATTGCCAGCACTTACAGATACACCATCAATTGTTTGTGTTCCTGAAAGTGAGATATCTCCAGTAGTTGCACATAAAGCATTACTAAAAGAAGTAGTGTCTTGTGAGAATGGAAGAGACCAATACTTACCTGTTTCATCTTCAAAATATTTAGCTGTGTGAGTGATAAATGCCTGATAATCATTCCACCAGATGATATTATTTTTGTAAGTGCCATTCTTTATCCAATAAATTCCCTTTACTGGTTCGTCAAATATTTCTGATAGTTGACTAAAATCTCCGTAGTAAAGACCTCTTGTACTAGTGCCAATTGCTCCAACATACAATGCTCTATCTACTGTAATATCATCTGGTGCATTTTCAACATAAGTGGTTCTTTGAGTCGATACTTCTTCAATTCCAGAAAGATTATAAATATTTGTTATTGCAGTACCAGAACTATTATAATAACTAGAAATTTCACTCCAGCTCCAATTTTGATAAGCTGTATTGTCTGGAATGATGCTGTAGTAAACTTTATCACTTGTCAAACCATATTGATAAGTTTGATAAGATCCATCTGCAGTTTTGTCAGAAGAAATTTTGAATCCACTTAATGTTTTTGCTATTCCGCTTGTGTCAGTTGGAAGCTTTAGTTCATTCCATACATTATTTGTGTTGTTGTAATAAACTTTGCCCAATGAAGTGAAAGCATAAATATTCTTAAAGTAATTTTCATTTGTAGGATAAATTATATTATCTTCCAAAGAAATTATCTTTCCATAATCATTTTGCCAATTTGATGATTGAGCTGTATTGCTACCTAAATTGAATGTAAATAAGCCTCTAGAGGATGCAGCATAGATCAAATTCAAACTTGTAATAATATTTGTGCTCTTATAAAATGCGCTAATATTGTCGTTGTATTGAATGGCAGAATTAGTGTTTTGTGGATATAAATATGACTTTCCAATTCCTGTAACAAGATATTTGTCAGGAGTAAAAGTCAGGGCTTCTTTATATCTATTTTCACTGTAATGATTTATCTTTAAATTATTGATTGATATCTTGCCTGTAGATATACTGTTTGCAGATAAATTCTTGATAAAGTCATTAGATAAAGAATTTTTTATTTCAGCTTTACGAACTTTTACTATCACTTTCAAATCAGAGAAAGTGAATTGATTGTAATTTGGTGTTGAACCCTTAAATAAAATACATCCAGAGTAAGGATTAACTGTGTAATGAACTGGATCAATCAATACATCTGACAAGTAAACTTCTGCTGTATCGTATTGAAAGTTTGTCCAAGAAAACAGGGTGTATTTATCAGTTGTTATTCCTGAAGCATCTGTGTATTGGTAAATTGTTCCATCACTTAATTTGATATATGAATTCAATGTTAATGATGATGTTAGCAATGCTTGGTTGGCATCTACTGCTACTAATGTTTGATCTGCAGCATAGGGTAAATATATTTCAAGTTTAGATGTTGATTTGATGCCTTGAGTGAGATAAATCTTATATGGGCTGCTTGATTCACTAATTGTGTAGTCTGTGGAAGATAAAGTAGTTCCATCCAGTTTTACAATTGGTGTGCCGTAAGAAGAAATAGTGTCATTGAAAAGAGAACCGTCAGATTTTCTCAATACAAAAATTGATGTGTTATTGTAGCTTAAACTACCATCAGTAGTGGAGCCATAAAGAACAAGAAAATTACCAAGATCAATCTTATCTGCTGTATTTATCTCACCTAAATGTTTATGTTTAAGATAAGACAATTGAAGTTGTCTTTGAAATTCCCCAGCAGATTCATTTACCTGATTTCTTCTCTCTTCATAAATGATTTCAGAAACTACACTAAAATCTGTGTAGGTTGAGTCAGCAGTGAAGACTATTGTTCCTAAATAAACAGCATTAGAATATGTGTTGTATTTGGAATCTGGAAGAGCTGGGCAAGTTATATTACAAATTTCGTCAGACAGAGTTGAAATTCCAGATTCAGCCCAAGCATAGAAAGTATTGTTTATTGTTTGTCTAAAGTATTGTGGTTTCTCTGTCTTTGCTGCATATTTATCAATTATGCCATTTCCAGCGCTTACTTTGATACATTGTTTAAATGCATCTTGAAAATATAAGTTCGTTGAGCCTAAAGTGAAATTGGTGGATGATACAGCTCCAATCCATAATGTTTTTTCATTTGTTGTTCCAGAGCTTACATAGACGACAAAATTATTAGAGTAATCAGATGAAGTATTGAGTGTAGAATGTCTGGTCCAAGATCCAGATGCAACAGTGTAAATACCATTGTTTGCTGCTGTCGATTGATTTTTTACTAGTACAATGTCTCCAGCAACAAGGGAAACTCCATCTATAGTTTGTGCGCCAGTAAGAGTAATATTAGTTGTTGTGGCTGCTGAACAAGAAACAGTATAGTTTAAATTTAGTAAGTTTAATTTCTGTCCATACTCACTTGTAACGCTTGAGTTATAACCATCAATGAGTAAAATTTGGTCAGCTCTACTATCAACTAATTTTGATACATTCCAGCCATTAATTACTCCAGGACCAAAGAAAGAGTAAACGCCTGAAAAGTTAGTTTCAGCTGTGAGCATATTTTCATAGTCATAACTTGGATACCAAATGTCGCCAAATTGTAAATATAAAAACTTGTAAATTGATGTACGATTAGCCATTACTACCTACGGAGTTGGGTTAAATTTAATGCTAGCATCTCCTATATCAAGTTGTACGGCAAAATCATAGACCATAGATGGAGTTGTTCCTACGCTTGTGAGGAAGATTCCAAATCTAATTTTGCTGGATGCTTCTGATAATTCGAATGTTTGATTAGGCGAAATAACTGTATAGTTTGCAAAATTAAAGGTTTCGTTAGAGTCGTCAGATGTTGTATATCCGTACACGATGCTACCATTATTCTTTAATTCGTTAGAAGTAAGTAATCCTCTTTTGATCATTGGAGCATCAGTGTCATAATTAGTTGTATCGAAC